TCAAGCTTTTGGCTAATGTACTTTTGTAATCGTTCACAGTATTGATTGAAACGGAACTCTTGAATCATTGCTGTACCAACACGACCGTCACTCATAGGAGTAGGATTGTCATCTGGTCCAGTTGGAAGATAGCTACTTGGCACACGTAAACCACGTGCTAATCTGTTGTTAAAGTAACGCAAGTCATCAATCTCACCCAAATTTTGTCCGCCGGGCAACACTTCAACACTTGATCCTCTTCCGTCAGCAGTTACTGGAAAGAAGTAATCTTCATTCATCGACAATGGGTTATATGTAGCGTCTACAATTGATTGTCCGCCATGAGGCGATGGTATTCTACGCTGGTGAATTTCGTTTTTAATACGCTCAACGAATGCCATAGCCATATGACTTGGCATGTTACCAACGTCAATCTTGAACATTCTACGCTCAGGAGCACGTTGAACACGATAGATAAGAACAGCGTCTTCCAATAATTCTTTTTGCTTGTAAACTTTAAAGATGTTCTCTAAAATACTTTGACCGAAGGGCCAGAAACGATCCAGACCCTCCGTTAAACTTAGATGAACTATATGTTTAGCATCTATGGCTGACTCGCTCTGACCCAAAGTGAATCGACTACCAGTAGTGTTATATGGCATAGCAGGTACTGTATAACCACCACCTGCGCCACCACCACCAGTGCCACCAAAACCAGTTGCTGGATTAGCGGCAAAGTCTGTGTTTGTTTTCTGTGCTACAGTTAAATTCTGTAAGTTGATATTAATGTCTTTAATAACATATTGTTCGGGCTTCTTACCTTCACTCTCGTTAACAATAACCTTAATGATTTTAGTCATATCAACCCAGTATAACTTAAAGTTTTCTGGGTCACGCACAAATACTTGATCGCCGTACTTGATAACGTTACGGAAAATCTTAAATGTTCTAGTATCGAATTCGTTTAGTTTAGACCACTGTTGCAATTGAGTTTTTAATAACTCTACTTCATGCGGTGTGGGTTCGTCTTTAAAATCTAAGTTAAACGGAGTTTTATTATGGTCGTTCTTTTGTGTGCTGAACTCGCTTATAATATCCAAACAAGCATTAACTTCAGCATCAACGTCCATCATTTCATATTGATTATAACGTTCAATACGATTTGGGTGACCTGTATAAACTTCAGGAAGTCTACTTTGATAATTTCTATAGCCCCACTCAGTGTTATTCCAGCCACCTGTTGAGGAGCCATTTTGTCCAGGACTACCGTTCCACGCACCAGTGTTACTGTTAACACCTGATATTGGACTCGAAATACCTGTCCTGTTTACAAATCGTTTTTTATATGTCATATGTTCGGCTTTATCTAGTATTTAGTGTTATACCCTTGAATACTTTAATAATTGCTCTTGTGTATCATTCGATGTACTAAGCATAGTAATCATTGTATCTAGTTTTTCAGCCAACATAGTAAACACTTCCAAAGTCAAACCATTATTTTCAGGGGTGCTATTTGTAGTAGCAGTGTTTTGATTAGCCATTTGCATGATTTGATCAGGCGTAGATGTTAGCATTTTTGCAATAATGCTATTAGGATCTAACGGGGCAACCAATTCATTACCGTGCATCGCAACAGGGTAACCTGTATTCGGTCCACTGAATATACCACCTTCAGCTGCCTGAGGTAGTTTATCCATTGGAGTTGCTGTATTGCTCGCTACATTTGAAGTAGCAGACTGCGGTGATTCTCCTATGTTTTTTATATTATCCGATACTTTACCTGAAGCAATTAATTCACCTGCTTTATTAATTTTATTTGACATCAGATTATAAACTTCTTGCAACGTGCGAATTTGTCCTTCTTTATTATAGAAGATGCTTCTATTTGCTTGCAATGCTTTATCATCTGCACCTTCTGACGCAGGTGCATTTGGATCTTTTTGCATTGCATTTAAGAATTTAGTCGCACCGCCGGCGCCTAAAAAGTGAGCCATGTACATATCAGCATCAGATGCATCTTTACCGGTACCTTTTTCTAACTGGCGTCTTTGTTGTTTAGTAAAATATGACGCAACTTCTTCTGCTTTCTTTGGGTCAAACCTATCTTCTAATGAATAGTTAAGACCCATTTGTTTAGTCATCTGTTTCCAAGTACCTTCAGTAAACTGGAACAAACCTGCGGCACTTGAAGTATCTGCTTTTGCATTAGCTTTTCCAGCGGACTCTACTTGCGCTACTTTTTTCAAATAACTAGTATCTGAACTTCCACTCCCGCTTCCACTAGTCATACCCAATCTTCTAGATTCGGCTGATGACTGGGTACCTGCTGACTCAGCAGAACTAGCCGATCTAGAAGTTATATCTCGTTGGTCTTGTTGCTGTACCGCCCTACTGCTATTTCTACGCATTACGGCCGCTTGTTGAACAGTAATTTTACCTTCTTCTAATTGCTTTCTAATGTGATCTTCGTCAAGCTTATTTTCTTCTGTAGTTAATTCAATTTTCTTTTTTTCTAAAGCTAGTAATTTCTCTTGTGCTTCTTTTTTAATTCGATCATCTGTTCTATTACGAGCATTTTGTGCATCTATGTCCGCTTGTAATTTTTTTCTGTTAGCTTCACCAACTTCTTTACTAGCCTCTTCAACTTTCTTTTCTAGAATGGCTTTTTTAGCAACATCTTTTTCTTCATTTGCTTGCTTTTTTAAGTCTCTAAACAAATTCATTTTTGTTTTAACTTCTTCATCTGCGAGTTTGCGTTGGTCTTCTAGGCTCTGCTTATATTTTGCAGGATCAGAGATAGCAGCCTTAGCTTTTTCTATTTCATTAACAGTTTGGTTTAATGCAAGTGCATTTTTTTGTTGTTTTTCTGCAATATCATCAGATGATTCGAACATTTTAGCTAGATCGGTACCAAACAATTTATCAGAATAAATTGCCATACCTTTCATTACACCACTCATTACTTTCATTAACTTTTCAAATGCACCAGTAACCGGACCATTCAATAGTCCAACAATCGCATCTGCACCCAATCGTGCTCTACGTTCTGCTTGTTCTTGTGCATTACGTGCGGCTTTTGCAGGATCAGTTGTTCCTTCTTTGAGTGCTTTTTCTCTGGCTTTGCGTTCTTCTTCCCGCATTTCTGCAATTACTTCTGGACTCTTACCTCGGAATTTTGCTTCATTTTTTAAAGCGTCTAGGCTATAAGCAAATGATTTACCAACTTCTTTGTTTTGTATTACTGCTTCACCTAAATTCTCACGTGTTCGTTTGGTTGCTTGAGCCATCATTAGGTCGAAATCATATACTTGTTTATCACCTTTTTTAACAGCATTAATAAATTCTAATATCTCAGGTGCACCGCTAGCAAAACTAGCACTTAATTCATTAAAGTTTCCAGTAGCTATCATGCTCTGAACTCCGGCAAGTTCTTCACCTTTCATAAATGTACCTGCAAAGTCTACTAATGCCGCAGTTCGTTCTCTTTCACCCTTTATTGAATCTGCTTGAGCAATCATTTCTTTATTGCCTTCAGCAAGACCTCTGCTACGTAGTTTTTCTTCTTTGTCTTGTAACAATGCTAATCTAGTTTGTACTGCTAAATCGGCACGTGCAACTTCTTGCGCTTTCTTTGCTTCATCAACTGATAAACCAGTAATCGCAGATAAATCCATTAGATAGTTAGTATATTCTAATGTAGTTCTTTTTAGTGTGCCATCTTGCTTATCTCGCTCACTGATGGCCATACCACTTTTAATTTGCAACTTAATATAGTCAGCTTGATTTTTATTAAGTTGCTCTTGTGTTACACCCATTGCTCGGTAGTTAGCCAGCAATGTTTCATCCATCGTTGCAAGTTCAGCAAACGCTTTAACACCACCAGTGACAGTAGCACTTAATCCTATTATATCTGTACCAAGACCTTTAGTGATGCCTGCGAACTTTTCCATCTCGCCGCTAGAATAACCAGCGGCATTTGCCATAGATAATAGTTCTGTAGTGGTTAATGCGCCAGTAGCACCAAAGTCTGCTAAAATGTCTGCTGATTTTAGCATCGCCGCATTTTGTTTGAGTACCATTTCAGCACCCATAGTGAACAATTTAATAAGTCCACCTACAGCCAGTCCTAATATACCAAAGTTTTTAGTAATACTCATTGCGGCATCACCGGCAGAGCTAACTGCACCACCATATTTGGTCATGTCACCACCGGCAGTTAATAATCCGTTTCCTAACTTCTTAAGACCTTCGATTGCTTGTCCTTCAGCTATTTTTCTATTTGCTTGAACTTTAGCCATTTCCGCATCAGATTTAGCCCTAGACTCAGTTGCCGCAGTCGCTTCTTGCTGAGACTTTATGAAATCATCTACTATTTTTTTACTGTTTTTAGTACTATTGGAATTACCTTTAGTGGCATTCATATTCTCGTTCATAGCCGCAGTCATTAAGACCATAGCAGGAACCATGCCCGCTACTGTTTCACG